AGACAGATAATGAAGGAGACCAACCTTACTGCTAACTACAACCGATACAGAAAACTATCTCGTGGTTACTACAAGGACCGCAAATCTGGTAACTCCAAAAAGTTTGTGGCTGAGTTAACAGCTATGGGTTACAGTGAACAGGAGCAGGTAAAACTTATTGCTGACTTGAAGGAGGGTAAAAGAAACTCGGCCTACATACGTAGTCTACTGTTTAACAAACTGGCTGAGACACAACCTTTAACACAGGCTGAAATGGCTCTAGGTATTGTTAACAACCCTAACCTAAGATTGTTTGTAGCTATGAAGTCCTTTATGGTTAAGCAACTTAACTTTGTTAAGGATCGTATGTTAGTAAATATGGCCAGAGGAACTAAAGCTCAAAGAATAAAGGCATCAAAAGAATTAGCTTTGTTACTTACATTTATGGTTATGGCTGGATTTCCAGTGGATGCACTCAAGGACTTCCTTGCTGGAAGGATTGGGTATATGAGTGACTATCTTTTCAATGGCATCTTCCGTATAGCTGGTATCAGCAGATACACAGCCTACCAGGCACGTAAGGAAGGTCTCGGCCAGGCTTCATTGGACTTTGTTACACCAGTAGCTATTCAACAGTTTGTTGATATTACAAGCGAAATGGGTCGTGTGGCAACTGGGCAGAAGGCAATTACTGAAAGTAAGTTTGTTACCCTACTACCATTCTCTGATGTTATAAACAGGATATTTGGATTCCAAAAGGAGAGAGAGCGCAGAGAATATATGAGAAGGTCACGTGAAGGAGAACGTCCGTTCTTGATTCCTGCTGGTGCTATATAAAAAGCCCCACCCCCAATCAACTAAGGGTGAGGCTACCTTACCACTGAGGAATCAAATAGGAGAACTACACTGCTAAAACTCCCGCTGTGGATTACTCCGTCAGCTTACCTCAAAGTTATTATACATTGTAGGATTCAACTAGATCCTTCAGTTGACGCTTCTCGGTCTGTAGTTTCTTACGTTGTTCCATCATACGATCAATCTTGTAGGATAGAACCCTGGACTCCTGGCGTATCATCTCGATCTTTGTTTGAACCCTTTCAAGGTTGTATTGTAAATCTTTGTCTGTCATAGTTTCATACTGGTTTATTTTTTACTGATGTCAATTTCAAGTGCGTCCTTATTCCAAAGATAGCCTACTAATTTAGTGATCATACCTCTGCCTCCAAAGTCAGTTGTGTGAGGCATACCACGCTTCTCTATACCGAAGTCATAGTCATCCCTCTTCATCTTGGTTATGTTCCATACGTAGATGGTATCCTTGTAAACGGTTACATAAATAAATTGTTTCTTTACTGACTCCGCTATGCCTATGTTGGTGTCAATCTTCATTACCTCAATCACCCAGGGGTCATAGGCCTTACGGCGTACCTTTATCTCAACTAGGTACACATCACTCTCGAAGTCAAAGGGGCTGCTTCTATCAATGGCTGGCCGTAGCTTAGGCATATCTGGGTAAGCGTCCATTAGTGCGTGAGCTACTTCTGTTTCTTTCATTATAAAAACCTCCCTGTGCAATGATAAAATTTAAAGAAGTCCTCGACTCCTCTTTCCCCTTCTCTGTTCTTGGCTAACTTGTATATTAAATTTGTATAAGGTCCATTGTAGTCCTTGTCCTTGCTGGACTCAACGTCACCTCCTGATGGGTACATTACTAGTACAACGTCAGCATCATTCTCAATATCGCCTGAGTCCTTGAGGTCATACACATCCAAAGCTCCACGCTTTGCACCCTCTCTGTTAACCTGAGCCAGTAGTATCACAGCTATGTTTAGCTCCAGCGCCATCTGTTTGATGCGGTGAGAGATGTTAGCTATGCCATCATTCTTACTCATCTTGTTTGAGTTAAATGGTATTAGTTGCAAGTAGTCAATGACCACAAGTTTTACGCCCTTCTTGTTAACGTACCTGCGAGTCTGGCTGAATAGGTCATCAGCGCCACGCACTGAATGCGCCGTGTGAATCGGTAAAGTTTCAATCTCCTTTGCAATGTCTTTGACACGCTGTACCTGTACCTCTGAAGCTGTCCTCTCTTCAACGGTACGCAGGTTTACACCTGACATAATCTGTATCATACGCTTGGTCAGTTGCTTCTGTGGCATCTCAAAAGAAAATATAAGACAGCTGTGGCCGTCCTTCTTTACAGCCTGTAGAGCTATGAACAGAGCTAGGGCTGACTTACCGCAGGATGTAGGTGCTGCTACTGTCATTACTTCACCTGCTGCTATACCTCGATTACCTAGATAGTTGTCCAACCTACTGGCGTGTGTCCTTACTACATCTGGTTGAAATGTACCGTCCCTGATGCTTTCAAGTTCCTCAATAACACAACGAGCAGATGTACCTATGTTGGACTCCTTGTCGGACTCATTTGGTATGTCGTTGATGGTAGCCTCAAGTTTGGACTGAATTAACTGGGACTCCAACTTTTCGCTTTCAGCTTCTTCAGCTGCTATCCTGGATGCACGCAGTATCTTACGTAGCTTTGACTTTTCTACCAGTGTATGCACAAGGAATTGCGCCTCAGTTGCCGTAGAAGCGCAGTTCATTATGTTAAGTATACCTACTATGCCTCCGACCTCATCAAGCCCTCCTGTGGCTTTTAAATGCTCAGTAATTGCTACTTCGTTAAGTGGCTTGCGTTGTTCTGCTAATGCACCGATGGCTTCAAACAGGTACTGGCAACGCTTTGTATAAAAATCTTCTGGCGAAAGCTGTGAGCTAACGCTGTCATAAACTTCTGGATTAGTCTCCAGTAAACAGGAAGCTATCAGCTTCTCTTCAGCCTCTACACTATGTGGCTGTTGGTATGTCGTCAGATCGAAGTCGTTCATCTTCAAGTGCAGTTAACAGAGAACGAAGTAGTTGACCTAGTGCATTATGCTTTATGCGGATATCTTGGGGTAGCTTGTAGGAATCAATTTCATTATGTAGATTAATGGACACCTGGGCTGCTTCTTTAAATTTAGTCATACTTGTTTCGTTGGTAAGGAATGTTGAACACTTGAACCCTCCGCAGGATGCGGAGAGCCAAGCATTCTAGCACAAGGACTTACTTGTTTTCTTCTCTTTCGAGCATCCCTATGGCTATCAATGAGTAGCCAATTAGGTCACGAAATATGTCCTTGGATTGGTCGCCGTTTGTGTTAACATTAAGCGATCCATCAGCACAGAAAGCCTTAGCTCTCTGGAATTTATCCTGCATCCGTATACAGATTCCTGTCAGGGGATGAACACCAAAGTCGGTAGAACCATCGAAGTTAGCGAATGGATTATCGCAGGTCTCTCCTCCAGTGTAGTCGTTGTTCTTGTGAGCAGTCATTTCCAGGATGGTATTTACTTCTTCACAGCGGAACTTTTCCCACCAGTCCTTGTCGAATGAGGACATTGCTTAGAACGGCGAGTCAGTATTGAAGTCAGCGGTTGCCTTCTCTTGTACTGGGTCCACAGCTAGGGACATCATATTGAGTCCGTTCTTTGATGTTTTCTTCCACCCCTTGAGGTAGTAGTCCTTACCCTCTACATTGATCTTACCAGTGTAGTCAGGGTGCGTCTCTTTCTTTTTGCGGTCATTCACAAAGAATGCTCCGCTGTTTGTATTATCGTATTCCATATTATTATGTTGGGTTAAAATTCAGTCGGTTGATTCACAGCTTGTGATCTATCCTTGCCGTGTGTGTTGGTGGCATCTGGATCTTTGGTATCATCAATAGCAAAGAGTCCATTCAATGCGTACTTACGAGCATAGGAACTAGCACTGCCAGTTATCTGTGCATCATCCATACCCTTCTTGGCTTCTGCCTCACGAGCAAAGGCCGAAGTGCTGAGGACTGACTCAGCCTCATTGTCAATCAGGTTGGCTGTAGCCTTGACGTATACACGACCACCGACCTCAACCATATCATCCTGGATTACTAGACTGCATCCCCATTCACCAAGCAGTGGCTTGAGTGCTTCAAGGATATCTTCTGCGGATCGGTAGCGGTAGCCACCGAATTTATTGGTCTGCCCTTTTGGGGCTTTCAAAGAGGACTGAATCCCCTGTAGTTTTTGTCTTATGTTTTTATCTTTCATAGTTAAGATTGTAGTTATAGTCAGATATAATTTGATTTAAAGCTGTTATGTAATTGTTAAAATTTGGCTCAAGACCATAAGCAATATATGTTAAGAACTCAATCACATTTCCACCAGCACCTGTCTTAAAACATTTCCAATATTTTCTATCATTGTGAACGTACAATGACCTGCCGTCATCATCATCAACAAAGGGACTCCTATATCTAGTGCTGATATCATCAGGTTCTCCTATACCTGCGTATTCAGTAATTACTTTATTTAAATCCAAGTTATTTTGTATATCTAAAACGAGGTCAAACAAGACATCGGGTACATTTTGATCAAACTTTAAGTTATTCATATTTATTTTTTATTAGGTAACGGTAGAGTTCGGCTCGCTGTTTTTGATTCCTGCAAGAACCTATATCAGCTTCGCTCCCCCCTATAGCTTTTAGTTCTAATGCCTGTTGGTGGGCTGTCAAACTATATTTAAATTTCTTTGTAAGTTGTGTAAGTCCTACAGGATGAAGGACATCCAAAGTCTCCTGCTCCAAGTAGGAGGCCATTGCCTCCAAGGTATTTGGTAGCTGCTCCTTCTGTCCCTTGCACATCTTTAGGTAAAAGTTCTCAACCTTACCCAGAAGACTGTTGGCCTTCCTGGATATGACACCTCTTACAAGGCCAGTCTGGTGGTCGTGATCCACTACCCAGTCATCTGTTTTTATGTCCAGTATAGGACAACTAATTGGCTTGTGAGCCTCTCTGTATTCCTTGAGTTTATTTTGAGGTAGGTAGGTCATTTGCACTCATATTTAGGTAGGTTGTATTGTTTTTTCCATTTACGATAACTTGATGGAGATATGCCGTACTCTTCACAGGCTGACAAAAGTTTCATACCCCTGTCCCTATAAAAATCAACAGCTCCTACGGCCTCTACCTTTTCGTTGTCATTATATGACTTACCCATAACTGTGGGTGGCTGGTAGTTCCTTACACCTGTCCTCTCTTCAATCATCTCATTCTCTTCAACTTCACGAGCGATGCGTTCGGCAGCCCAGTGCATAAAACTACTTATGGATTCGGATGATGTTTCGTGCATTACTTTACGTTAATTTGTACTAATTTTTTTACTGAAATTATTTTGCCTGTACCGCCTCGTTTGAATACACAAGTGCCGTCCTTTTCTGGTCTCTTTTGGAGTATGTAGTCAACTGCTTCCTTCTCATTGTGCGCCCATTTAAATGTCTTACCTGTGTAGTTCTCAGGCATATCGTCACGCTTGTATTCAATGCAGTATTCAGTCATTTAATCATTCAATCATCAAAGATTACAGTAAAGCCTTCACCTGCGTTAGTACCTATGACATTGAAGTCAATCCAATCGACTGCCTCCTCGTAGGTCATCTCGTCATTGTCCATAAAGACATCAATCATAAGTGAGTAGCTGTAGCACAGCTTTCCGTTGTGATCCACTCCGATGATGGCATCGTCAAGGTTGTGAAAGCGTACAGCTTTTGGATCACAGCAGTCCAAGTAGTATTCTATTTGTTGTTCGGTATTCATATTACATTCTAAGTAGCCAATACAGTTCAGCGCATTTCTTTGCGACCCTGATGCCCTTCTGCATCTCCTCGGCCGTCCACTCCTTGTGGTAATGTTTGCGTGTGTCGCAGTCAATAATCACTGACCTGCAAGCAGGTAGGTATTCTAAATTGTGTTCCTTCATCAGCATAAAGGATTCAATGGCTAGCTGTTGGCAGTCCTTGTCATAGGTCTTTGCCTTGCCGTTTGTATTGGTACGGCATTTGTAATCCGCTAGGAATAGTTTGCCGTCCTTGTCGTGTCCTATGAAGTCCACGCTACCTGCAATCTTAATTCTGTTGTTAGCAATGATTCTCTCACAAGCTATTGGCTTTACTCCCTGCGCTTGTATCCATTCAATGAATGGCATTGACCACTCGTCCCATACGCTTGGCTTGGGTCTATCTCCGTATCCTAAAAAGCCGTACTCAACGTGATCCTCTATGACCTTGTGGACAGTTGTACCGAACTCCGAGGATTCGATTGTGTCACCTGTAATGGGATGCTCACGAGTACCATAGGTTAGCCTCTCGATGTCCTGCCAATCTAGCTGTGGGTATTCCCTAGCTAGTGAGGTTATCATTCTGGGCTTGTATATGCTGTCCAAGAAGGCGTCTTTTACAATGCCTAATACAGTTGTAACTGATGGGTAAACCCTGCGCTCCTTGCGAGCCTTTGCAGGTGTTGAAATTTCTGGTTCAAATTCTGGGTCGTGGATGTCGGTGCAGTTGTAGAAGTGAGCCATAGAAATAAAAAAAGGGTGAATCACCTTTATGGCAACTCACCCTTGCTGTGTCAAACTTTTATTAACTATAATTCATCTTGATCCATAATATGTTCAATAGCTTCTACTAAACTTGTGAAGCAGTCCCCATTGAATGGATACCTTAGCAATGTATCGAACTTGCTTTCAAGGTGTATCTCAACGTAGTCCAACTTACCATCGAGGTCAGTTGACCAAGTGTGAGTCAGTCCTTTTGTTGCAAAGTATCGCATCACGTCCGACACCTTGCGAGCAGGTAGTTTAACCTGTGGTGGTATGGCGTATTGATCGCCATCTCTTAGACCCTCTCCTGCTTGTTGCAAGACAAAGTCACCCTTGTCGTTGATCCGCAGGATCTGGTCATAGGGGTCAAGATGATCGGCACGACCATCTGGATAGGTATGTATTTTTATGTTCATAGTTAGTTTGATTTATCTGAGAAGTGCAGGTCATATTTATTTTTTGACCACGCTTCTTTTGTGATTGTTACTGAATCAAAGTCATCACATATCTTGCTGACTGTATGAAGTTGATTCGGTTTTAGGTATCCTACTGATTGATTTGTATCAGTAGCTTTTACTTTATATATTATTTTCATTGTATTTATTGATCGAATATTTCGTCCTGGCACTGCTGACACAGGCCAGAGATTTGGTACTCCCTAGCTGATAGGGCATCCTTGAACTCCTTGGCCTCGCATCCGCATTTAACGCACACCTGCGCTTGTATTGCTTTGGAGTGAGCTATGCCGAAGTAGTCCATTGACATTGTGTCCAAGAAACTTTGGAGGTTTGTATTAGGTTTAATCATTCATAGCCCTCCTTACTTTTGACCAATAGAGGTCAAGTCTGTCAGCGACTGCACCCTGCTTGCGCCATCCGTAAGCACCACCATTCCAAATCTTGGCACAGACCTCTTGTGTAAGTGGCCGTCCTGTTAACTTGGTGTAGTGCTTCCCCCAATGGGCTATGTACCTAGTGCATATCGCTACGCTTGCTTGTGGATTAAGGCGGTCATCGAGCGTATAGCTTGTGCCGTATACTCGGTTCACGTCCTGTATAACGCACTCGTGGATCTGGAGTAGCCCTACGGCATCTCCATTGTCCCCGACTGCGGATGGGTTGAAACTGCTTTCAACCATTGCTAACGCTAGTATTAGTGCTTTCATAATTTTTCCTATGTTTCTCCTAGTACATCATCTTCATCTGCATCAATTACATAGCATACGTCCGACTCTAACTCTTCAAACCATTCTGTGTCGTGTTCAGTCAAGTTGTTGTGCTTA